CTAACGTTGAATCTATGGGTAGTTATTGCCCGACTAAATACGAATAAAGATGGATATTAGAAAAAAAGAATTATACGAAGTGTTTGCTGATTCACTTGAAAAATCAAGAACTAAAGAAGGTGGTTTGTTATTTGATAAACTGTTTGAAGATATGTGGGAACATATAGAACCGAAACTAGGGCAATCATTACCTATAGATAGTGTTAGCGGTATTTTTACTGCTGATGATATGGAAGAGGCTTATAATGATGGAGCTGGAATAAATACACCTAGAGGATTTAACATTAACAATTACCGCTAACGTAGGAATAAACGCCACTAAACAAAAATAACCATGACACCAAAAGAGAAACCAACCAATCAAAACTCCTCAAAGCAACTTAAATAGACCTTTAACCGGGTCTTTTTTATTGCCTAAAACTTAATTTAGATAAATCTAAAAATAAATTTGGATTAGTCTAAAAATGTATTACCTTTGTTGTAGGGGTTGTGTTTTATTATGAATCATAGCCCCCTTTTCTTGCTTTGTGGGGTTGTGGTTCTGATACGGAACTAATGGAAGCAAAGACCTTAAGAAAATATGACAGCAAGTCAGTGAGTGATCTAATAAAGATCGCAACTAGACACTTCAATAAGTTTATCCGGAACAGAGACAGCAATGAGGGTTGTTTCAAATGCATTAGCTGCAGCAAGGTGAAACCTAATGAAAAACTCCAGGCTGGACACTTCAGAAGTGCAGGTCATTATCCCTCGGTAAGATTCAACGAAAAAAACGTTCACGGCCAGTGTAAGAGGTGTAACCTGTTTCTGAGCGGCAATCTAGCTGATTATGCCAAGAACCTAACAGCAAAAATAGGGACAGAAGGAATGCAGGAGATCGAAGATTTAGTAGGAAGGTCAAAGCAACTAGGTTTCAAATGGGATAGAATATCTCTTATCGAAACAATCGAAAAATACAAGAAACTAAATAAGGAACTATGATCGAATACATCTTAGAATACAACATGCAAAATCCATTATGCTCAATGCTTTGGGTAATGTCAATTGTTGGTACAGCAGTATTAATAACACGATCGCTATTTAAGCCTAGAAGTGAGTAAGAAACGCAAAATAAAAGACGGCTTCTGGTTCAAGGTGGTTAACATCGTTCCTAGAATAGATTCACCCGATCTAGAGCTACCTATTTATTGCGTTGAGGAATCAAAAGAAATGGCCTTATACAAATTCAATCTCGCTATAGGTCAGAAGAAGAAATGCGACTACATCGGTGAAGTGAAAAGCGGAATAATCCAATCAACCGGAGAAAGGTTAGTCATTGGCACTGATAACAAACCAGTTAAAGACTTAGAAGAAAGGAATAATTGATGTCTTATTCAAAAGAGGAAATAGAGTTTTTGTTTAGTTCCATCTGTAAAAAGATGGGTGAGGAGGGAAGGTCTTTGAGGTCTGTTTTGAGTGAGGAAGGTATGCCGGATAGATCTACATTTTATGAATGGATAAGAAATGATGATTTAAAATCCGACCATTACGCGCGCGTGAAAGAAGATAGAGCCGACTATATTTTCGAGGATATACTCAATATAGCTGACGAAACCCATAACGACAGGAGGGTGAAATCAGATGGAGCAGAGGTTGTTGATCACGAGGCTATCCAAAGGTCTAAATTAAGAGTTGACGCTAGGAAATGGATGTTGAGTAAGATGCTGCCTAAAAAGTATGGCGACAAAATCGATGTTACATCTGATGGAGATAAAATCGGAGGGGATAAGTCTATAAACATTAGCCTTGATGGAAAGGACATAAACCTTGGTAGCTAATGAACTTCGATCCTAATCCTTTGTTTTACCAAATGTGTAACATATTCCAAGAGAATTACACTCCAGACAATAAGGTAGTTATATGTAATGAAGGAGGAACAAGAAGCTCAAAGACTTGGGATTTATTCCATTGGATTGTTGCTTTCTGTGACCACAACAGGAATCAAGAAAATGAGATTTACATACTCAGAGATACCTTAACTAATTGCAAGGATAAAACGTTTAGAGATTTTAAGAAGTGCATGAAGCTTATTGGTTACTCATTTAAATATTTCTCAGAGCATCAAAAGCCTTATGTAAACATATTAGGTAACCACGTTTTTTTTAGAGGTTTAGATGACGAGAAGAACGCCGAAGGATACCCAAGTGACATTTTGTTTATCAATGAAGCCTTAGAAACTCAAAAGAGTAAAGTTGACGGATTAAAAATGAGATGCAGAAAGGCTATGATTCTAGATTGGAACCCAAAGTTTACTGATCATTGGTGCTTTGATTTAGAGGGTCAACCAAACACGTTTTTCACTAGAACCAATTACAAGAACAATAAGCACCTTCAAGGGTCAATTGTCCGAGAGATAGAGAGTTACGAGCCTTGGCTTCCTGGTAGTTATGAAATAATTGATGGAACTGAACTTCACTATAACGGTCAATTAATCGATGCTAAAAATCAACCTCCTCCACACCCAGCAAACATTAATAACAATACGGCTGATGAGTTTCGATGGAAGGTGTACGGCCTTGGTCTAAGAGGAGCAATGAAGGGTGTAATTTTCAACAATGTCCGATACATCGATGAGTTCCCAAACATAGCTCATACCTACGGGCTAGATTTCGGGTTTACCAATGACCCTACTGCATTAGTGAGGTATTCTGAAGATTCAACAGACATTTACTTAGAGCTCCTTTGCTACCAACCAATCGAAACACCTCAAGAGATTGATTCCTACATGCAGGAGATTGATATTGAAAGAAACGTACCTATTACTGCGGATAGTTCAGATAAATACACAAGCGAGCACAGAGGGAGTGTTGAAATGGTAGAGAGTCTTTATGAATTAGGCTGGACTATCGATAAAGTAAGCAAAAGAAAGAACGTAATGTTCTGGCTTCTTTCAATGAAGAATAAGAGGATAAATATTGTAAAAAATCAATTCTACCCTCAAGCAAAAAAAGAACAACAAAACTACATTTTCAAGGAAATTAACGGAATAGCTATCAATCAACCTGTCGATAAGTTCAATCACTTTTGGGATGCTGCTCGATACGCTCACATGGCATATAATCAAGAAACACAAGAAATATACGCATGACACTAACAGACGACGAAGCAATTGACTATATAAAATCCAATCAGTCAATCAAACCAAAATGGAACGAAGCTAGATCTCAATCGAAAGAGCTTTTTGCTTTGATTGAAGGTTTAGATTACTCTGAGGAGCTAATTAAAAGAATAGAATTTGTCGAGACTGAGGGGAGAGCTAAGTCGAGGAAGAAGTATAGCCGCCCTATTATTGATTTATTTGAAAGACTTTCGAAGCCTATAACCAATGTATTTACAGCGACAGGAGGGGAACTAAGATACAATATCGACAACGACGAAACGAGGAAAAAATTCATATCCGAAATCACTAATGTCAGAGACAATAAGTCGCTTCGAAAATATCTTCAAAACACTTGGACTAGGATGTATGCGAGCGATCCAAACGGGGTTATATTCTTAGAATACAACACTAATGAAGAAAAAGGACCAGTTAAAGTTTGGCCTACTTACAAGAGTGCTTTATCGATTAGAAGTTACGTACCTAACGGGCAATTATTGGAAGTGTTACTATTTGAACCCAAAAAGATTGACGATAAAAATTACTGGCGTATTGTTGATGATAATCAAGATAGAACTTTTAGGCAGGAAGGCGATGAGTTTATTCTAGAAGAAGATAGGTCTTTTATACATCCATTCGGAAAGGTTCCTGGCGTGATTGCGTCTGACCTTAATAACCTAGGGTGCCCAATTAAATTATCAGGATTCAACAAGATAATACCGTTATCTAAGGAGCTTGCTGCTGATAGCTCAGTGAAGACGATATACAAAAGGATCCAAGGAAACCCTATCCATTGGAGATATGCGATAAGATGTAAGGACTGTTCGGGTCTTGGTAAGGATGGTAATAAAATTTGTAGTAGTTGCTCTGGAAAAGGAGTGATGAATAATGGGGATGTTACAGACATGATTCAGCTCCCTATACCAAGGCCTGACCACAAGGTTCTAGCTCCAGATGTTGCTGGGTACGTTTCCCCAGACCTTGAGTTTTTAGAGTTTGCAACAAAGGAGATAAAAGAGCTTGAAATTACTGCTCACGAAACTCACTGGGGAACACTATTCGGAGCCAGAGAGGAAATTGTAAAAAGCAAAACAGCAACGGAAATCAGGTTTAGTCAGCAACCAATGGAGCAAAAGCTAAATGAATATGCTGATGTCGCTGAATGGATAGAAAAGCAATTATCTGAATGGGTGTTGAATTTCTATGATAGCTCAAAAAGCAGGGAGGAGTCCAAGATCATGATACACTACGGAAGAAGATATATCATGGAATCACCAGATGCTATTTTAATCAGGTACGATGAAGCAAGAAAAGAACAACAAAACAACGTTGTGCTTGATAGGCTATTTAGAGAGTACTTAACAGCTAAATATAGAAACAATCCGACAGACCTAAAGATTAACATCAAGAAGTCAGATGTCGAGCCTTACATCCACATGTCTACGGATGATATCATTACTGTATTCGGAGTGGAGGAAGCTCAACGTAAATCACTTTTTGAGAAATGGTGGAAAACGCTAGACGAAAAACAAAAAGAAGACAAAGATTCGAGTGTTCTTGAATCAGAATTCAACACCTGGTTCGATCAAAACAAAATAGCAAATCAAAATCAAAATCAAAATGAATAAAAATGAAATCGTAGTATGTTCTAAGCATTCAATGCTAAGAAAAGGAACAAAATTCAGTGAGTCGCACACCGAAGAGTTAAGGACAGGGCTAACAATACCCAGATATATGGTGGATGATTTCAATAGTCAAAGTCAAAATTCCGGCATTATATATAAGATCGATGAAGAGGCAACGGAAAAATGGGCAGAAGAAAACAACAAGCTAATTGAAGAGCGAAAAGAGAACGAAAATGCGTCAAAGCTTGTATCTGATGCATTGGGAGACTTAGCGAAAAAAGCTGTTGCTCCAAAGAAAAAAACACCGCAAAAAAGTTCATCAAAATAAACACAAATGGCAATTGAAAATTTATCAGCGATAGAGAAATCGTTAGGACTAGAGGAGGGAACTCTCCAAAGCGCAATTGACAACGAAGAATCCGTGTCAGTTGAAATTCCGGAACTGGAAATATTTACCAAAGACGACTTTAACAAAAGGATTGAAAATGTAAAGTCAGAAGCCGGCAAAGCTGCGGTTGAGATTGCAGTAAAAAAATCTAGAAACGACTTGGGGTTAGATTTCGAAGGTAAAACGATGTCGAATCTACTGGAAGCGCATTCAAAGAAAGTATTGGGCGAAGCTAAAATTGAACCAAATAAGAAGATTGAAGAGCTTACCAAGGATAATGAACTGCTTAAAACCAATCTTTCCACAATCCAGCAAGAGTTGCAAACCACCAAAGATCAGTGGAGTCAGGAGAAAAGTTCTGCTAAAAGAGACGCCTTAATTTTATCATCAATTCCAGAGAATACCATAATCCCAAAACAAGATATTCTATCGATATTCAAATCTACGCACGAAGTAGAGTTTACGGAAGGTGGTGGTCACCAGGTGAAAAAGAATGGGCAAGTGCAAAAAAACAGCACGAATCTTGACCCTCTTTCAGTAAGTGATTACATGTCTAACTTTTCCACACCGTATCTAAAAGCAGCCTCTGGAGGTGCAGGAGCAGGAGATGAAACAGGTAATCCAAAGAAAGGATCATTTGAAGCATTTGAAAAAGAGGCAGAAGATGCTGGGTGGTCAATCGAAGAAAGAAACAACATTATGAGTGATCGGATAAAAGCCGGCACATTAGAAGTATAATAATTTTAGGGTAGTCTAAATAATATTTTAGATTGCCCTAAAATTTTACTATATTTGAATTAATCCTTACAAGCTGGGATATATCTGCGGTCGTGGATAGGGGCGAATAGGCGGTAGTCTATAAGGAGTTTTGATTTTTTCACTAAACATTTTTTATCATGCCGAATAGAACGGATGCTAATTTAGTGAAGGCTCAAGCTAAACTTCTTGCTAAGTTTCAGTCTTCCGAATTACGCTTTAGATTTCCAGCTACGTACTTAGCTTTCAAAACAAGTACACCAATCATGTTCCCAAACTACGTCGAATTAAGAGGTAGAGAAGATAGGGTTATTGAAACAAACTACAAAGCAAGAACCTCAAGAGCATTGGGTTTAGGTGGTCGTACTCACAACCATACAGGACCTAAAGGGGATACTGCCTTAATGACCCCTGCCTGGAGTACTTACGACGATAAATTCAATATCTCGTTGAAGCAAGCTGATAATAGCTTGTACAATCTTCAAGAACAACTTCAAAGTGAATTAGAAAATATCGTAGCTAATTTTGCTGAAGGATACGAAACGCTAGCTACCAACTACGTGTTTGCCAATCGTTCAGGAGTAAATATTGACACATCTGGAGAGGGAATTTTCAATGGAGCAAACCAATCTTTTGAGATTACAGAGGCTACTGAAGGTGATCGATCTATCCAGATTACTAAATCAGTAATGCATTCCAATAAGTACACTGGAGGTTATGTTGTGTTTTGCGACACTAAGTCCTTCAATAAGTTTGAAGCGGATGCAGCTCAAGGTGCTGGAAACTCAACTAACCTATCTTTCCAATTCAACAATGTCACCTATGTTCATTCTGTTGAATTAGGGGCTTTAGCTGCTGGCTTAGGTTATACAAAAGGTTTTTGGGTGGCAGTTGAGCCTGGAACTTTCGGCGTTCTTCCATGGGTTCCTAAGCAGAACCGAATGGGGGTAAACACTAAAGTAAACCAATACAGTTTGATTAGCAATCCTGTTGACGGAGAGTCTTACGCTGTTCATACCTATGAGGATCGAGCAGATGACACTGCTAACAACGGATATACTCAGGATGTTGTTACTCAATATGAAATCTCTCAAGACATTTCATTTGTACACGCACCACTTACTACTGCAAACGAAACAACATTCCAGGCATTCAGCCTAGTTTAATGTTCGTTAAACAGAAAATAGAAACAGGTTTATTTGGGTCGGTAGGTTTTAGACAGCCTATCGACCCGAGTTACCCTATTTTGGATTCAGGTAACATCGAGTCTAGATCTGGGTATTATGTGAACGATAATCCTTTTGCGTCTGTCGAGAATTTAAAGGATACTCAAGACTACAAGGACGCCGATGACTCTCAGTTTAACACCTACTTATCGAACATTCAAACATCAAGTATCGCGAATGTATGTAATCAGGTTTTCAATGATTACGACTTTATCGATTCTCAGGTTCTATACAAAAACGCAATGAATAAGGTTAATGTAGAGACCTTACCAGACGGGTTTGTTGGCTACAAAATAAGAATCACAGACGAGAAAAGCGTTGCGTTTAAGATTAGCAAGGTATTTCTTGATTTTCAAGGAACCGGAGATGTTGAACTACTGTTGTTTAACTCCAATAAACTAACCCCATTATTTAGTGAAACAATTACAATATCCTCAGATCATCAAGTAGAGGAGCTGAATTGGGTCATTGATGACTCAAACGACACCTATAAAGGCGAGTATTACCTTGGGTATAACACTCAAGGATTAACTGTTTCGCCATTCAAAAGAGACTACAACAATTCCGATATCATGAGTTCGGTAACTCATTTAGGGATTGAAAAAATATCCGTACCCAATCACAATACAAACACATTGTTTGATCTAACCAAGCAATCAGGACTAAGTCAAACAACCGGAATAAACCCCTACATACAAGTCTATGATGATTTCACTGATGTAATCATTCAGAATCAAAACTTATTCAGTAGAGCAATTTACCTGGATATGTGTGTATCTGCAATTACCCGGTGTATTAACTCAAAGCGATCTAATTACAATGAAAGAAACGCAGATCGTGACTTGAAGCGAATGATTGCCGAGGTTGAAGGGCTGAACACCGAAGGAGGGTTTAAGATAAAAGGACTTAAGCCACAGTTAAAGTATGAAATTTCACAGATAAGGGAAGAATTAAAAAAACTCAAGGAGGGTTTTTTCATTGATGGACTAGAGGTAATTACATTGGATTGATGGCATTGATTTTAAAAGATAACCCCGTTGGAGTCGATGCTAAAATCGATGTAATTCAAAGAGTTCTATTTGACAACCTGCAATGGACCAATTATGAAAGCTACCACAGAGCATACATAAACCCTAAAGATGGGAAAAAGATACCTGAAGTATATGTCGGTAACGGTGAGTATCAAGAGGTGTTTTACAATGATGAATTTACAGCATCATCTCACTTCATAGTTCAAAACGACAGACGCTTTGGAGAGCTTTATCAAGCCGAAGTATCGTTGATATTTCACGCGAATCTCGAAGAATTGTATCCGTCAATTTTACATAGAGCTGATGAGGAGATGCATAGACAGATATCCTTAATCCTTGAAGATAATCAATCCATTGCTGAATTAAATAGACTGGTTACTGGAGTTGATTCAGTTTACAGGGGTCTAGACGTGTCTCGAGTTACATTCACAGACATGAGTGAAAAACACGTGGTAAGATTCGACTTAACTATTAACTATCAATACATCTGCTAATGACGAACACGATAGTAATAACAAAAAAACAAAACGACACAATTCTAGTAACTAGAGGTTCTTCATTTAGAAAGCAGCTAAGTCCTAGTTTGACAGTTTATGAAACTCCAAAAGGTGTTGATATAAGAGATTGCGACAGAAGCGCTGAAAGCTTTGATTTCGATCAGGTTTTAGAGGTTGTAAGGAAGGACGGGACAGTAGTTCCGATTAACGACAAAGCAACCCTTTTCGACGAATTATCCACTTACTTTTTTTTTAAACCAGCTGCATTTGGCGAGCCGCTGGTTCCTAGCACTAACGTTGTAAACGATTTTGCGAGTCTTCCACCATTCGGTGATCATTTAGGGGAATACTGGCAGGTTGATAATGCTACAGGCTGGAGGTTATTACTTACATATAAAGCTTCTGGAGTTTACAAAGCAGAAGTATCTGGGTGGCGTAAAATAAACGACGCTCAAGCCTTGTTTGCTGACAATCAATTCCTAGTTCAAAATTCAATCGATCCTACTAAAGGTCTCCGGTTTAGTGTTTCTTCCATTGGAACAGGAGCCCAACAAACAGCTTCTTGGAGGAATCAAAGCGGAATTGTGGCGTTTCTATCTGATCTTATTTACGGGTCTAACAAGAATTACCAAGAGAATTTAACCGAAAACTCCACTAATGGAGGGGTTCCTCTACTTCAAGTCTCTGCATCAAATATCGGGCTACCTAACGGGAGGTATGAATTTAAGTCATACTGTGAACTAAACAACTCAACAATCAATGGAACCGCAGTAGCAAGATCTACTGTAAAAGGTACAATAGTATCCGAGTCACCAATAGAACCCAAAGACAACGATAACTACTACCCCATAATGACATTTGGAGAGGTTGATGTACTTGACGGGAACATGAACGTCGATTTAGAATTCTTCAATCTAGGATCTGGAACGGCTAGTTGCAGAAATGCTAAAGTGAAATACAAGAGAATCGCTTAATGGAATTGACTTACAACATATCGCAGACGGTTAATTCTAAGGTGAATATTGATAGACTTCAGTACGATGTTGAGGATATAAGCTCAGACGTAACTCATATAAGTTCAGTTAATGGTGTTATCACTATTTATTCGTCTACCGAACTAAGTCAAGAACAAGTTTCATCTATTGGTCAAGCTGTATCTAGTCACGAAGGAAGCCCAATTCCGAAGCATCGGATCGAACAAGATACAGAAGAAAATAAGGGATTCTTAAGTATTAATTACAAAACCGAATTAAAAGACGGTATATCCTATCACCCGGTTTACACAATTAATGATGATGGGCTCTTGGAGAAGACAGAATATTTCAGAGGATTTGTTGATGAGAACAATAAAGGAGAATTAGTTCTGCAGGTAGAAGAGGTATACGATGTCAATGAAGATGTTTCGATTCCAAAATCAGCCAGAGAAGTAAATTCAAGGGAGAAAACTTGGAAGCATTACCGGACGGATGGAGTTTTAGACGAAAAGAAAAAGAAGAGGAGGCCAAAAAAATACGACACCAGGGAAAAACGACACAAAGAAGGGGTTAGAAGACGAGCAAACCTCGAAGAGCAATTGATTGACCGGGTGTCACTAGCTGGGTCTTTATCTGGGGCTTTTGTTGGGTCAAATAGTGATGAGATTAAATCAGACGCATACAATAAGCTAACAACCCTGCAGGAAACACATAGCTCATCTTTTTCAGCTTGGAGAAACAGTGGAAGAGGGTCTATTTATAATGATCTATCAAACGAATCTATTTCGTGGGTCAATATTGTTGTTCCTGACACCCCATCAACCCAGGTAAAGTGTCCCTGGATTATTGGAATGACATTAAAGGGGTATATGGTGGAAAAGCTAAAAGGAGAAATTAAATAACAAACAATTTTCAATAACAAATAAAAACAGATAAAAATGGCAACAGCTTGCACATGTAATGTAGGATTAGGGAACACAGGTTCTCCAAACTGCATACCGTTAATGGACGCTGCATTGTTCTTCATTGCAGTGCCTTATTTTAGAGCCGACGGGTCGGTGAATGGGATCGACTTATCAACTCTGCCGGGAGGGAAATTAAACCAAACCTTTTTGGACGAACAAATTCGAAACGCTGATGATCAGGAAAGATGGAGAATTCTTCCTAGAATGAAAAACGTAACCGACGAAAGAGGAGACGATATTACAGAGGATTTCGATGATCAAACATCGGTATTTATCCAGCAAGGAATTCGATCAGTAAGCGCCTTAATGCTTAAGCAAGGACCAACGTTACTTGGTATTCTTGAAGGCTTTAGATGTGCTTCTGTTGGATTGTTCGTGGTTGATAAAAGCTTCAATTTAATTGGAAATTGCTCACAAGACGGATTCTTGAATCCTATCAGAGTTTCAGACGAGACATGGTCTCCAATGTTGATTAAAACAACCGACACTACCAAACAGAAGATTCAATTGAATTTCCAATGGGACATTTCAGAACAAGACAAAGACTTGGCTCAAATTGGGGCGTCCGACATCACAGCAAACTTATCGAATGCTAGAGCAATGATTGACGGTGTAGTTTCATTAGCAGTTAATTCTGCAACACAAGATTCAATCACGCTGACATTGAATACCCTTTATGGAGATAAATTAAATCCAATTCCAGCTGCGGGAATGACTAATGTTAGTGATTGGAGCCTGTTTAATAGAACTACTTTATCTCCAATGGCTGTAACGTCTGTTAGCGTTGCAGGTGACAACTCTTACACTTTGAATTTCATTGCTGAAAATATCGGGGATGTAGTTGAGATTGAAAGCGGGCAAGTACCTGGGACAATTGTTTCGTCGATCTACAATAAGATATACGATATAACTAAGTATTCACACACACTTACAGCGTAATGAGTAAGATACAAACAGAAAAGACAGTGGGTAATTTATCTATTCGAACTGAAGCCCTCGCTAAGATGACTGAAGCAACTTTTAGGGAGAAATTTTCAGGAAAAGTAGAGAACATTAATGCTGTCTGGGAGGAGTTAAAACCCTACGCTAAAAAAACAACAAAAAAAGGGACAAACGAGTCTCGCGCTAAGAAAGGTGACACCCCCTCTTAATTGAGGGGGCTTTGCCCGTTGTTATGAAGTTCTTTCAGCGGTTAAGAGATTTAGCAGACCGGATAATTGAGCTAGATGTTGATCTATTAGTAGCGAATATTATGCGAAAGCCAGAAGTTCAGGAGTTTATACTGGATATGGTTAAAAACGATCAACTGTTCAATGAAGGAGAGAGCTATTTAAGCGTAAAGCTCGATACTATTGGAGGAGAATATTCCGATGCGACTATTGATGGAATATTCGGAGTCTTTGAAGGTAAGAAACAGAGGGGGCTTCCATTTGACAGGGTTACTCTATTCAATGAAGGAGACTTTTACGATAGCTTCGAAATTGATATTGGGTTAAAAACTTGGCAGTTTGATGCTGATTACGATAAAGACGGGACCGACCTCCGAAAGCGATGGGGGGATGAGATTGTAGGATTGAATCAAGAAAATTTACAGAGACTAATCAATGAACTTAGGGAGAAAATCATCGAAGGACTACGAAGAGAATTCGGAATTGCAGCCTAAATGTTTCGAATCAATCGATGATTTGCCAATTCTAAATTGGTTTGAAATTATCAATAAAGATGATTATTCCTGGTTATTTATTGATCGTCCAATAAATCCCTGCTCTCCACTGAATTCTAAGGTATTATTCAGGTCTTTATACAATCAGTATCTAGAAAGGTTTGTTATTGGAAAAAGCAATGATATCAAGGAGAAGGAAATTGAAATTGCTCTTTTAAAATCTGAGTTATTACTCACAAAGAACTCCTATCTAAAAACACTCATTCAAATAGAACAACTTGAATTGGATTCCCTGCAAAATTCACTCGCCGACACGAAATCCACTTTAGATGAGGATATTTTAGCTATCGAGCTTGGGCTAAATAGACCGGTCCTTGACCCCAGAACCCTGCCTACATCAAAATTCTACATCTATGTTGAAGGGCTGAAAAAGAAAGTTGAACAAGTAAAAAAGGGAGCTGCTTAAATGGGTCAAGTAATACAAACATCCGACGCAGTTGCAAAGGATTTCCTACAGCAACCCACTGAGCAGGCGATCAAGTTAAAAAAGGCTATTGACGGTCTTGAAGATTCACTTGAGGACACTCTTAAATTAACCAGTCAATTTTTAAGTGAAATTCAAAAGCAAGGCGGACCAAAAACCGTTAAGCAGTTTGAGCAAGTTGAAATGGCTGTTAAAGCGATTAATGACGCTGAACAGCAATCTATTAAAATTGCAAATCTTAGAGAGAAAATCAATAAGAAGCTCGATGATCAGCTTAAGGATAGAATTGATGGAACCGAAGAATTGACAGATCTTCAAAAGAAGCAAATCCGACTAGAAAAAACACTTACCAATTCAATTGACGATCAAGCTGTTGCAGTTGAAGAATTAAATGTTTTAGCATCAGAGCAGCGTAAGATAAACAAACAACTTGCCAAGGAAAAACTAGGACTTGTTACTGTTTACGAGAGGGAGAGTAAGCGATTAAATGAACTAAGAAAACAATACAAGTCTTTAGCTCTTGAGGGGAGGGAAAATACTCAGGTAGCGAAGGATTTGAAGGTTGAAATTGATCAGCTTGATGAATCCTTGAAAGCAGTTGATGCATCCGTAGGTCAAAATCAGCGTAATGTTGGGAATTACACAGAAGGAGTAAAGGAGGCCATTGAATCAACGGGTGCTTTTGATGAAGTTCTTGGAAGCCTATCTAAGATTCAAAACATTGTAGCTAAATTCACCAACATAGCTGGGGAAGAGACTGATGATTTCGCCGATAAAACAGAGGGAGCTACAAGAAGTCAATCTGGACTTGTTAGGGGGTTAGGGTTTACTAGAAAGGGACTAAAAAGACTGAAAGTAGCTATTGCAGCAAGCGGAATTGGCGCTCTTCTATTAGCTGTAGCATCCCTTGGAAGTTTCTTTTCTAAAAGCGCATCTGGATCTAGGAAATTCTCCAAAGTACTTGGGGGATTGGGTGCAGTGGTTAGTGTATTATCTGGTAGATTGGTTTTATTAGGCGGTGCTGTTGTGGATGTGTTTCAAGCTTTCGGGTTTCAACTCAAAGCGGTTAGCAGGCTATTAAAAGGTGATTTTAGCGGCGCAGCAGATGCCGCTACAAAAGCCTTAAATCAACAAGCGTCTGCGTCTAGCAGAATGGAGAGAGCTCTTGGAGGTATAGCTAAAGCAGCTTCAGAAGCTTACGATAGAGGGTCTCAGCTTGCTGATTTAGAATTTATAAATAAAGAGAACACTAGAAACATTAAACTGCAAGTCGCTGAGTTAAATAAGCTTGCTGAGATTCAGCAATCAATTGCAGACGATGCAACTAGATCCTTTAATCAAAGAGAGTCCGCAGGGAAGAAAGCAGCTAAAGCATCTGAGGACGCTGCAAAAAAACAATTAGAACTAGCTCTAGCGGAAGAAGAGATTGCGAAGAGAAGGTTTGAAATTGCTACCGTTGAAGGGCAGATAGATGAAGAGGCTGCCGACGCTCTAAATGAATCAGTGATTCAGAGAATCGAAGCTGAAAAAGAACTAAGTCTAGCAGTCGAGGAGAACGTTAGATTCAGAAGAGAGTTAAAACAGGATGAGCTAGAAAAGAATCTTGACATTTTAATAGACGGGTTTGATAATCAAAAAACTATTAATGAAAGACTGATAGCTGATGATAGAACAACATTGTTGCAAAAAATTGATCTTTTCAGGAAGACAGAAGATGAAGCTCAAAAATCATTTAATACTCAGGTAGAAACAATACAGCAGTTTACTAGAAAAAGAATTGATGCAAATGAATTGTTAGCTACTTCCGATGCTGTGTTGTTAAATCAGAGGATAAGAAGCCTTGGGTTGTCTGAGATTATTGAAGGTAGACTTCTTGAGGTTATTCGGGAAAGAAGAACGGCACTACAAGATATCTCCGACCTAGAAAGAGATCTGCAAGCTATTAGAGAAGAATCCGCAAAAGAAGCACGCGCGACCCAGGAGACAATAAATGAAACCGAACAAGAGCAATTTAAAAGACAAATTGAGCTTGCGGAAGATGTTTCTTCAAAGGAAATTGAAATTCTAAAAGATAAAGCAAAGCAATCCGGAGATGTGTCTCAGCAGGAGTTAGCTCAACTACAAGCTGATTTAGATGCGGAATTTGAGCTTAGGAAAAACGCTTTAATTGCACAAGCAGAGTTCGAGCTTTCCAATGAAGAGCTGACCGCAGAGGAAAAAGAGCTGATCAATGAAAAACTACAGAATGATATTGCAAGACTCGACCAGCAAAGAGTTGATCAAGAAGCTCAAACATTAGATGAGATTGAGAAGCTTAACGAAGCTTCAAGACAAAGAATACAAAAAGCCAACAGGGAAGCTATAGTTGCATTTGCTGAGGAGCAGTCTCAGGCATTGATTGAAGAATCACAAAAAACCATTGAAGCAATTGAGAACGAAATAAACACGTCGGTACAAGAAGCTGATGCTCTTGCTAATGCTGCAGCTCAAGGTCAAGTGGATGCTCAAAAGTCAATTGCTGAAGAGAAAAAGAGACAGAATGACCTAGAAGCTCAAAGGCTTAACGAACAACAAAAGCAACAAAGAATAGAAGCAACGCTTGCTGCATTGAAGCTAATTGCCGCTAGAGCGGAACAAGGAGATGCTGACCTAGCCTTACCTCAAGCCTTAACTGATATATCAACCACTTTAGGATTCATTAGGGGTCTTGATTTCTTCTATGAAGGAACTGAAAACACCGGGACCGTATCCAATCCATTGGACTCCAAGGGTGGTAGATTAGCAGTGTTACATGATAACGAACGAGTAATGACTCAAAACCAAAATCAAAAGGTTGGAACGCTTACTAATAACGAGCTTGCAGATATTGCATTTGATTACAATAATGGAAACTTAGTCCCATTCGATTACGGATTATTGCAGCTAAATGGATTAACACAGTCGGACTTAAATATCATTCAAACCCCTACCAGCTTAAATACTTCAACGCTAGAAAGAAAACTTGATAAAGTAAATTCTTCAATAAATGATTTACCAAGAAGAATGCCTCATTCTACAACAGAATGGGATGATGTATACGAGTCCCTAGTTACTCGAATGGCAACAAAGGATGGTATAATTGAGAATCAAATACACGGAAAGCCAAGAGCAGAAAGGAGTGGTAGATGGGATTAATAAATGTAAATCTTGATGGACTTCAGACCAGGCCTAGAAATACAGAGGAGATAGAGGTTAATTTCTCGTATACAAACGAGTCGAAACAATTCAATGTATCAAGGTCTCAACCGTCTATTACAGTTAATGCTTTAGAGTTCGTAAACATTGCAGGAAACAAAGCTGCAAGTAAGATTTTTGGCTACAAAAAAGCAGGGTTGAATGGCGGCTTAGGATTGACTCAAGGAATGCCTTTAGATTTTTCAGTTTCAGACGATGGTTCAGAAATCGAAATTTTCAAAGGGTTTGTAGACTTCTATTCAGGATACAACAAGAAGTCTGATTCAGAGGTAGCTGTGAATATAAAAGCCTTAGACGATCTAACTTCCATTGATGCAAGAGCGGCTGGAATTACCATGGGTCTTTTAGAAGCCGAAGGGGTTTTGTCTCTATCTGACTTTGTAGATGTGCCTTATTTAATTGAAAAGCCCTTCAACCTGCTTGAGTTGGCATTACTTAGTCTTACTATTTACAACCTAGTTAAACAACAGATTGATTTAGTAAGGGAGTCAATCGACATCATTACCGCATTCACGGAAACGATCAGTATTCAGGTTGTAGGAGCTGGAGCAACTACTTCACCTGTTGCCGCTGCATTAGGATTAGCTTTAAGATTGGCCGCGTTAACCGCTGCAAGTGTTGCGCTGTCGATTCAATTAGTTAAGTTAACAAAAGACTTGATTGACAGAATCCTACCACCAACCAGATATCATAAAGGAATCTATCTCAAAACCCTTTTAGAGAAATCTTTTGGATACATGGGGTATCAATTCGAAAGCTCGATTTCCGAGTTGAATAACTTGGTTTATGTACCTACAAAGGAAAAGGAAGGCCCACTCAAAAAAGGCCAGCCAGGAAACGGGGCGCCAAGAGCTGGTGATGCCGGATATCGTGTCGATGGATTAATAAACGAGACGTTGAACATGTTTTATGCCGACTTGTTTGTTCATGATGGAGTTGTTCAAATGGAGTCATTTTCAAACACTGGGTTTTGGGATAAAACCAGTAATTATGTTTTAAGCACTCCTTTAATAGAAGACACTCCTTTTTATCAGAACGGTAGTGAGTCAGTAAACATTAATGAACTCAATCAATTCAGGTTAATCGAATTTAAAGTTGATGATCGGGATATTTGGACACGCAGAAACTTCACGGGAACCATTTCAGAAGTACATACTACCCAAATTACAACAACAGAGAATAGAGCAGTAGGAGTCAAAGGAGTTGAGGAAGTGAAGATGCCATTCGCATTGGGGAATAGAAAGGATTCATTGACAGATCTTGAAGAGGCGATAAAAAGTCTTTTGAAATTAGTTGATAGTTTACTGAATGCTTTAGGTGGATCAAGCCAATTATCGGAAGTAATTGAAAACCGAAAAGGTAAACTGAAAATCGAGAATCATGAAATAGCAACTCCAAAACTGATTTATGTTAATCCAAATCTAAGCCTTCCTTCTAATCACAGGGATTTATGGAGTGCATTGGTTCTTGAAATGAAATACCATGGTCAAAAGTCATTTGTAAGAAACAATTTCGGAGGTCAGTACACACTATATGAAAATGTAAAAATACCGCTAAGCTTTAGAGAAGCTGTGGAAGCTTTTAAGTCCAGGTTCTTTTCGTTAGATGACGGAAGAAGAGCTTTGTTTGATGGAAATCCTGTTTGGCTTCCAGAACTAGGATACGGAATTATCAGCATTAGAGTTCAAGAGCCATGGACTAACAACCTTAAAGAAACATTTGTAGCATGATAGATTTTAATCAAATACTAAAAGAAGCTCAAAATGGGAAAGACCCAATGCAATTTGTAAAAGGGTTTACAGACAAAATCCTAAAGGAATCAGAAAAGCACCTGGAGTCTTTACCGGAAGAACAGCGAAAGCAATCAATCAAAATACTATCGCAAACAAAAGGAGTGCTAGACTCATTAGCCTCACCAAAACAAAAGAAAGTTAGTCCATCAAACTTAAATGACTTTCTTGATCAAAAAGCAAAAGAAACGAGTAAAGCTCAGGAGAAAATATCACAATTAGGAAAGGACCTAGCAAACATATTCCCGAATGGCATTTAGAACAACAGAGAGCAAATTTTATTACCAAGGATCAAATGGTGAAAACCTCGATTTAAACCCATTACAATTCACGCAGAATTTAGCTGGTGGTGTTTTAGAAAGAGTTAAGTCGGTAAAGAAAGTAGCTGTCTCTGTACTTACGGATGCCTCTGTAGGTGTACCGTTCTTCGTAGATGGAAACGTTTTATACAGAACTTCAGGAAGTTTTGTTGATGCTGGTTTCTGGGTAGGTGATACGATAAGTGTATTTAATGAGTCAATTGGTGGAGGATGGATATTTGAAGATAGGGAGATCACCAGTATTTCAAACGACGGTCTTCAGGTTTATTTTGATGGCCTTCCTGTTGCTGCGGTTGGTTTCGGTTCTGGTAGTTGTTACAATAAAACACCGTTAAGAGCTTTTCAATTAGGCTTCGGGATTATTCAAAACGATGAATCGTTCAATGTAATTTCAAAGATCGATGGTAGTTCTCAGCAGTTTTATTCACCGACTGAGGTTGGAGCTGGTCCTGTTGGCGCCAGAGACACATCCTTTCAAGACTGTATCCCATTAGGTACAACTAGATCATGGCTCACCAAAGATCAGGTTAGGGTTCGATTCGTTCAAGATCTCCCATTCACTGAACTTGAAGGATATCCGCAAGAATTTGAGATTGAGCACACTTTTGAAATAGTGCCATTTGTTTTGGACGGTGAGCTTGGGAATCTTCAGAATGATATACTGCCAGAGTTGTTCCAAAACAACAACTCATTGAAGTACGCGTTTGAAGCTGAGTTTAAAACAAGTAATTCGAATCCTAACACAGCAAAAACCGGCAGGTTTGAACAGTCATTAGGAGCTGTAAGCTGGTTTAACAGAAACTTCAACAATCTAAACAATCAGTACAGCGTAGACTCAGTCGATCATACTGATGACTTAACCGCTCAAGTTGTAGATTCAATCCAAGTTGGAGCAATCACCAATAACACCCTTGTATTAAATTCAGCAGACGGGACATTTGTAAACGGTCAAAGAGTCATTTTAGATGTTTTCTACCTGGCTTCTGAGTCTGAATACCTACCTAACCCAGACGATCCAGCTTCGAGTGTAGTTTCAACTCATGACGTTCACGAGAATTTTATATGGGAAAAGGTGGTTCTTCAGATTGGTTTAGGTAGTAGTTCATCAGGATTTATTATTGATGCTTCAGCTACTTTGCTTGGCCCAAGTCAGATTCAAATCGATTTTCAAACTCAGTATAGCGCAAGTGAACAACTCAGATTAGATCAAACCAAATACTATGGTATTGCTGTTAATTTATCAGATCAATCAGTAGGACCTGAATTTACAGATAAGGTTCCTTTACTTTGCGAAGTAAAAGAGTATACTAAATCGGTAGATGTTCCAGATCTATTCACTGTCAATGGAAATATTAGAGTTTTTCCGCATAATCAAAACATTGGTGTTGATTCAGGGTATACTGACTTCAAGGGCTGGGTTGAAGATGGGGTTGTACTACAGATTCCATTTGGGTTAAACTTAGATCAAATTGCTAGAGTTCAAAGTTTAGAGGTCGGAGTCATTGCTTATAACCCAATAGATGGAGATTTATTTGTGATTGATAAGTTCAATATTAGCCTGTCTAGTCAAGTGCTGGCACCAAACGGAACTCAGTACTTTACATTGGACGGAACAAGGAACTACAAACTTGAAGATGGGAGTCAATTTAACACACTTCAGCTGGGGCATCAGGGAACAACATTTATAAAGCCCTCCACAGTTGAACCAGGAGTGGATATTACTTACAACGGGTACTTACTTACCTGCGGTTACAAAATCCCATGGCAAGAGTGGGATTCAATTCAGGCGAATACTTCCTTTTTTAATCCTTCTCAAGAGAATAATGGACTAAATAAGAATACTTCAAATTATGCAGGCTCTACTTTACCGGACACCACACCAAATCCGTACATCGTTGCTATGTCGGTTATGGCAAGTGTTCTAGTTGCTAATGAAGATTCGAATGACTTCGGGACTGTTACACAGTATACCTCAATTACTTCAGCTTGTACAGTTAACGATTATAGCGAAGGAAGTTCCTTTCCAGGGTGGGCTGTTTCTATAGGTACGTCTACGGTCGGTGGCGCTGATCTCGAAGGTAATATTGCTGATAGTGAAAACACGTTAATCACTACTACTTATACACCTTCAGGAGGAGATACCTCAATAATAACAGATCCTTATGGAATAGATCGATTTGACAATGCAAACGGAGGGCCGATTTCAATAAGAGAGTTATCATCAATTCGAGGGTCAGAGTCGGATAATCCATTAGTTCCTGTTGCAGGAGAAACATTCTTAAAATTAACAGACAATGGGACGGAAATTGTTACAGAGTCAATGATTGATTTTAACAGGATAGACCCGACCATAGGAAAAAGAATAACCTCAAGACTGGGTTGTTTGTCTTCATCTGGCGGAATTCCACCCGGAGCAAAAATTACTGAGTCAGGAATTGTGAAGGTAACTGAGTCTGGGGATATTAAAGTAATTGAATAATGATATTAGAGCGACTAACAAACCCTAATCCAATGCCGCTTTGCGTGGCTCAAGATAAAATTGATGTAAAGGTATTAAGACTTCCTAGTGATGTGGTAAAATTAGATTTCCCATCATGCAGGTGTCCTATTAGTATTCCGGTTTTTGCGGATTCAACAGATTCATCATCTCATTTGAATGACATACTTCCGAGTTTATATAGAAAGGTAGTGAGTGCCGATACTTTTGTTTTCAGTCTGGAAAAAGATGGAGTAGAAGTGTTTGATGATAATCAGATTAGAAACGGCGATGCTGGAGAGTTTTATGACATCGGAACGTGGAGTACATTTTCGGAGCAAGAGAATTACATAGGTATTATTATCCATTGGCGAACAGTTCTATCCGCTCACGGGCCAGGGGAATATGTACTGAAAGCAGATAAAACTATACTTGGTATCGCAAGTCAAGAAGTGTCTGCAACGTATAAGCTTATGAATTTCGGGCCAGCCGCATTAGGAACTGTAAGAATTGATGGTATTCAGTCAGGGAGAATTGATAGCGCTGATTTCGACTACACCGACTTGGTTACAAATGGTCGCTCAGGATGGCCGCAACAAATTCGAATCAAGGGAGAGTTCATTCCTGAAGACGATTCGCATGAGAAAGACTTTATTCTAGACGGACAGAGAAAGAAACAGCAAATACAAAGAAGCGTTGTTAAGAATTACACACTTAACACTAAGCTAATACCTTCTGAAATCAGTGAGTTAATTAGGTATAATTACCTTTTAGCAAATCAACTTACTATAACAGATTATAAC